AAAGCAAGCTGTACCTGTTTGGAATAGATTACTGGCGAAAAGTTACCATTAGGTAAATTGCCGTAACCTGCAGCGGTTGAAAAAGCCATAGTTAATCCTCCTTACTTTTTCAGGGTCACAGATACAAATTACAATTACTGATTAGGGGCTAATTTAGTTCTAGGTGCAGATGTACATTCTGGGCTAGTTAAACTAGGTTGTTCTCATCGCATTGTCGTTTGTGATGTAATATACATATAGGTAATCCATAAAGGGGCTAAGTGTATATTTTATATACTATACATAGTTATATGTATAATTTTTTAAATGTCAAACTTTTTATCTAGCAGAGCCTGATATGTCATAGATAAACTTACCTGTTCGAATAGCTTCCATAACTTCATCAGCCCTTTTCTCATACTCTTGTGATGACATTTTTTGTACTTGAGATTCTTTTAGATATGCAGACTCCTCATTAGTCTGAGGTTTTGTACGTGTTGACTTTGGATTTGTAGCTAGTGCTGCGTCTTTTGAGCTTGTTCTTTTCTTGCTAATATTTCTATCAGCTTTGTATAAATCAATAGCTCTGGATGCAGACATCGCATCATTATCATTTTCATATAAAGCTTTTTGCACCCACTGTGGCTGCTCTTCAGCCCAGTTATGAAAGTCATCAGCTTCACGAATATCTGCAAAATCAGGATGTAATTTTAGTAACTCTACTTCAGCCTTCTCTTTTGTAGCTGATTCCTGCATTTCATTTATCTTTTGAATCCTATCCTCAAGCTCTTTTGATTGCTCTTTAGATTTTTTAATAGCTATAGTTTCTACTATTGCTGCTACATCAGGATACTCTTTTGCCCATGCTTCAATATCTTCATCAGACTTTGGTAGCTGTATTTGTTTTTTAGTAGCACTATCAAGCTGTTCCTTTAACTGATTTATCTGTTCTTGCAGATCAGATTCTTTTTGTTGAGTATGTCTTCTTAAATCACCGTAGCGTTTTTTAAAAGTTTTCTCCTCTGCAGAGGTTGGCTCTGGTTCATCCAGAATTTCTTCCTTTACCTCACCTTTATTTTCTGCAATGAGTTTGTCTAACTCTTCTTGATCCTTTTGAATTTTGTCATCTCTTGAATATTTACGAGATGCTAATGCCATTACTTTTTTTGGTGTTGCATCTTTTACCATTACTTCTGCTTCTGCCATATTACTTACCTTTCGTTAGGGCTAACTGTATGCCATGTTAGATGGGGAGTTAGGTAGCCAACATATTGTGAACTTATTTTTTAGAAGCTAGTCCACCCTTCTTCATTCGTTTGGGTTTAACTTTGGGTTTAGCTAAACCACCTTTCTTTAATCTTTGGGGTTTCATTGGTTTAGTAGGTACACCACCTACATAAAACATTCCCCCTTTAGCACCACCTAAAAAGTTACCTTGACTATCAAAGCCTGTAAACTCTTCTTGTTGTCTATCAAATCTTTCTTGTACACTCATAGGACCAAAGCCACGTTCTTGTCTTACTTTATCTTCTTTGTCTATCTTCTTTCGTATGTTCTCTTGTTCTTGTACATTGCTTCGTATATTTTTCTGTTGTTGCTCTGTAAGATTTGCAACATTACCTTTGTCATCTCTTTGTACACCCAACATAAAATCATCAACTCTAGTTTGTCCTAACTTAGATGGTCTGTCTAAACCTACATCAGGAAATCTTTCCCCTCGTCTGGGTAGTATGCCTGTTCTAGATTGATCAGCTTTTCTTGTTCTCTTTTTAGTTCTAAGGGGCATCTCCTCAGTAGGTGTGCCTAGCTGTCTTCTTCCCTCTGTCTCATAGGGAGATCCTGCTCTAATAGTGTCAGCAAATCCTGACTCTTGTTCTGCTAATTCAGTAGGATACATATCAGGTTCTAAGAATTGTCTTTTGAAAGCATCACTCTTTGTAACACCTCTTAGCTCTGTCATATCTAATGCAAAATTTTCAGAGGGAACATCTAATCCTTCTCCAAAAACTTTTCTGTCAATATCATCTACCATTGCCCTTGCTTCTCTTTGTGTCCTATATTGTTCTTGTCTTTCTGGAGAAATTCTATCAGGCACTGCTAATGTTTGAGGTCTATAAATTTGTGTAAAGTCCCCCCCTTTTTTAGGATCTTTAAAACCATATCCTGCAGATTTATATATTGGGGCAGGTACAAACTCTGCTCCTTCTTCTTCAGGGGTAATGTCACTAGCTACAGGGCTGACATCTATTACTTTAAATGCAGATCTGTCTACATCAGCAACCTCACTGTTTACACCAGAAACATTTCCTGCTTCAATAGCACTTTGAAGATTACTTTTCTTTTGCTCATTGCCTTCAGAAACTTTACCAATAAGACTAGCCAAGAAACTCTTAGGTGCTGTGCCTTTTTCTTTTGCTCTTTTTTGTAATTCTTTTAATCTGTTTAGTAGATCTCCTTTAATTTCTCCACTTTTTATTTTTTGTGCAATCAAATCTTCTGTAGCTCTTAAACTATTAGGTCCTCTAGTTTGTGCTAATTGTTGCATAGCCGCCATACCTAGAGCAGGAACACCTCCAAATAATGCACCTACACCCACAGTTAAAAATCTATTAATAGGACTTGAAAAAGATCCATAGTATTCTATTAAGTCTTTTGAATCTAGTGTATTAATATTAAAAGATGCTGTGCCTTGATCAGCAAATGGATTATTTACACCAGAAGTAAATACTGCACCACCTGAATCGTCTGAGCCACCTGAGTCACCTGCTGTAGCTCCTATAGAACTTTTTGGTGTAGGAGCAGAATCATCTACCTCAAATCCTTCAGGTATAGCCATCTGAGGTTCATCGCCTATAAACGGTATATACTTTACAACACCATCTGCATTAACATATCTTTTCATAGTTATAGTACCATAAACTGTTCCTAGCAGAGAATCTTCTATTTCTTTTTTATCTTCATCAGTTAAGGTAGGAGTTGTTGGAGTAGTGGGGCTTTTAAAACGTGGATCATCTAATAGTCCACCTGTTTGCATTCCTATTACACCACCTTCAGCTTTTTCTTCTTCGTCTTCTTCTGCAGAACCTACTACTATAAGATCTGCCATACCAAAAGGCATATCATCAGGTAGTTCAGCTTCTTCAGAATTACCCATTTGCCCCATCTTTTCCATCATCTTCAAACCTTGTTTAGCATCTTGACGCATCTTCATTAATGTTTCAAGACCTATATATCGTACAACGTCAGCAGGAAAAACAAACTCACCCTCGCTAATCATGACAGGTATATCATCAGCTACTTCTTTTTGCAAAGATCCTGATGGCACTTCGTTACCTGATTCAGGATCTACTGTGCCACCCTCATCACGTAAGCCACCTTCATTGAAGAGTTCCATTTGTTCTTTCATAGTTTAGCCCTTTCCGTTAGCATTAACTGCATCCCTTAATTGTCGCAATCGTCTTAACATCAATATAGCTCCTTGAGATCTATGAAGTATAACTAAATCGTTTGTCTGCTCCATAACTGCGTGGTTCTGTGCTATAAGATAATTTATATAATCATTGAAGCTGTCCCACTGGTCCTTGTTGTTGACTAGGGGCTTGAGCTTGCTGAGTAGCTTGTCCTGTAGGTTGTTGACTTGGCTGTTGTTGTTCATTTCCTGAAAATCCTTGCTCTTGTGGTAAAGGTGCTTGACCTGTACCTATTGTTGCACCACCTGCTCCTGTTGGATCTTGTGCGTCTGCTCCTGCAGGAGGTGTTGGTGCTTCAGGGGGTTGCTGAAATTTTTTCATGATCTCTGCTTGCAATGCAGCTTCGTCCATGTTGTTGGTTACTTTATCTGGATCTAAGTCTAATGACTTAGCAATCTCTCGTATTACATATTGAAACTTTGCAAAGGGTGCGAGTGCTTGATTACTTGCCACCTGCAAGAATTGCATAAGTCTTTGACTACGCACTTCATTTGCCATCAGGCTCTCTGTTCCACGAGCTTTTACTTCTAGATCACCTTTTGTATTTTTATCGTAGTTAAACTGCATATTAAATCTAAACAGTCCTTCACCTAGTGGTCTTAATAAATAATCATCTACATTCTTTATAACATTTTTAATACCACCACTTGCAGCATTCATCAACATAGATATACCTGATGCAGTTCTTCCTACACCTGACACACCTGTTTGCCCATGAGAAAAGCTAGGCAGTCCTGTGCTTTCATCTGCAAGCACTCGTGCTTTGTCAAACAGTTGCATGTTCTCGTTGGCTACGTTTGGAAACTTTGTACCAAAGATTGCTTGACCCGGAGCACCACCCTGTCTTCTGAATATTTTTCCCGGATATACACTCAAGTCCTGTCCGGGAACTAAGTTAGTTTCATCTATCTCTATAAGCAGATTACCTGACATTACAGCATTGTCCACAGCCATACGCATGAAACCATTCATCAATGTTTGTGTATCGTCCATGTTCTCTGCTATACCTACACCAAAGAAGCTATATGGATTAAGCTCGTAGGGTGCTGCCATGTAGGGTATCTTTGCAGGTTTGAATGGGTTAAGCACCATTCGTAATACTTTGTCGTTGCATACCCATGCATTTATTTGCACTTCATCAAAATCATCTAGTCCATCTGGTATTTCTATCTGCTGATCTTTTAGCATACTTACATCTGCTGTACCCCAATACTCTAGCACTTCAAATCGTGCTATTGCATGTTCGGGAGAATAGTCAGATAGATCGTCTTCCCAATATTCTTTATTATAATTTTCTCCCATAGATATAGCATCTTCTATAACTTGAGATCTGAAGTGGGGTCTTTTCTTTAAAGCACGTAATTGAGTTCTAGATAGCTTGTGTCGTTCTATTACATATTGTGCTTCGTCCATATTATTTGCATCTGGATCAGGAAAAAAGTTCCATACAGATACATGTGAAACTTGTGGCACTGTTTTAAATACAGGTGAATATTCTCCATCTTCACCCCAACTAGGATATTCTTTATCAACAGCAAACGGTCCTTTCATAACACCTGTACCAAACAAAGCCATTTCAAAGGCTGTGCTTCGTAAATGTTTATTAGCGTTTGACTCTTCTAACTGATCGTGAATTTGTTTCTGCATATTTTTTGCAGCAATCATAGCAGGACTAAATGTAACTGCTGTTGGTGTTTTACCTACCCCTTTTCTTAAATTTTCTACATCATCTAACTTTCCTTGAAGAGGTCCTAGATTATCCATTAGACTTTCTTGCGTAGATCCTACAGGTAAATCTTTACCGTCCCCTGCAAAACCATAAGGGCTTTCTATTTCATCTAATCTAGATCTAATACTTTCGGGTTCTTTAGGATCAAAGCTTACATCAGATACTACACCCTCTGGCAGGGTTGTAGGCTCTACCGTAAGTGGAAACTTGTTGTTAGCAAACAATACGTCTATTATCTGACCATAAGCTGCAAGTGTTTTTGTTTTGGTTACTTTAATAAATACTCGTGACTTTTCAGCTTCCGTAAACTGTACATCAGAACCATATAGACCTCTGTAGTTTCTATAGGCTCTTAGCCATCTTTGTTCATCCTGTTCTCTATAGTCATCAGCTTTTTTGTATCTATCCATAATAAATGGTATGATGTTATAACTTTTTGTTTCGTCCTGTCCACCTTTTTCAGCTATGTCTTCAATAGCTATAGAGGTGTCATCCATCATTATATCTTCTTCTGCCATATTAATATCCAAATGTTGTGTCTGCTATAGGCATGGAGTTTGAAAATCCACCTGCAGGATCATAGTCAAATATACTAAACCTTGGTCTTGACATTATACCATATCTTAAAGCATCATACAAGTGATCTTCTGAGTGAGTATCTATATCTTCTGGATTTTTTTTATCCAATGGTATAGAGGGTAGTTGCGAAATGATGTTAGTACATGTGCTAAAAAAAACCAAACGTGGTTCTTCTGTAAATTCATCCGTCTGTAATCTTCTATGTATTTCATTTTTACCTGATACCCTACTTCCTCTACTTCTATCAGAAGGTCTAAACCTACAGCCTTTCATAATCATTTGTTCTGCTAGGCTAGGTCCTGTGTCACCTCGTTTATGCCAGAGTGAACTGTCCAACACTCCATACTTTATATTGCCATCTTCGGCTTCTTCATCTAGTATCATATCAGCTAAATCTGTTGCTAACACTTTTGATACATATAACTCTCTATATACCACTAACTGTTCTGATGGGCTAACAGCAAACCATACAACGGCAGAATGACTTCCATACCCATAGTCACATGCCCTAAACTTAACCCAATTGCTAGGTATACGAAAAGGTTCAACCACATGTACGTTGCGATCAAACTCGGTGAAAGCTGCTCCTTCTTTAATATCCCAATCGCCTTCCAGTAATTGTCTTCTTTGCTGTTCAGGAAGGGATAGAAGCATTGCTTCATAATCTCCTTGAGCCGATAGGTAAGGATTGTCTGTAAGTCGAGCAGGTATAAACCTACGTTTGAATAAGGCTTCTCCTGCTCTGCTATGTCCTGCAGGGTATTTAAGTTCTTCTCCTGATTCGATGTCAGTGGCGTTAAATGAAACATTATACGGTGAAGGGTCAATAAACATTTTCTTTACCCAGTGGTGTCCTCGCCCTCCGGGATTTGTTGTAGCTCTCATATACACAGGTAGGTCAGGTGATGTAGATCGTAAACGTGATCTCATATAGTTCCAAGCAAATGGTGTTGCCCACTGTGTAAGTTCGTCAAATCCTATCCAACTAAAAGCTAGTCCTTGATATCGTAGGACATCATCATCTCTATCAAGGTAGGACATCCATAGTCTTGCTCCTGACGGTGCTACCCACTGCATCTTTCGTTCTGACCACTTAATACCCTTCCAAATTTTAGGGTAGAGTTCTTGACTTTTAAATATAAGTTCTCTTAATTCTTCTGTGGTATGACGTAGTAGTAAGCCACTAAATTCAGGATGCCCCATATAACGCAAGGGATCTGCCAACATTGCGTAAGACTTGCCACCCCCTGCTGATCCACCATATAGAACTTCTCTTTCACTTGCTGCAAGAAATTCTGTTTGTGGTCCTTCGTTAGGCTGAAATACAACATTACGAGTTTCTTCGATAGGTACATCTACTATACTAGGCTGATGAACTTTCGCTTGACTCTTTTGCTCCTGTTCTATTGCTTTCGATTTCTTCGGCTTTTTTGATCGCCTTTTTTGCATAGTCTGCCCAGTAGCGTATGACTGAACCTTGGTGCTTACGGTTTTGCTCATTCTTTATTCTTTTCATTAAACCTATGTGAGATATATGTCTTTCTGTATTCTTAGTTAGCCAGTTTGCAACTTCCCTATAAGAGTATTGTTTTGTAAGTTGCTTTGCTTTTTCCAATAAATCCAGTTCTTCTTTTATTGGTAACAATAATTTATTATCGTCAGGATCTATCTTGTAGCCAAAAGGAACGTGTCTAGCAATTCTAGGAATAGGCAACCATTCGGTATCGTCTTTTATATCTATAGGTTGTGGTAACTTCCACTTACCTAATGATCGGTTTTTCATCTGGGCTTGCTTTTAAACTTTCTTTTAAATCTTCTCTTATACATATTTTTTGTTGCAGTAAAAGGCTTTGCCTTAATTTCAGATACAGTTATTGGAAGCCCCTCACTCTTTAAATCTCTAGCAAGCTCATCATAGTATCCAAACTTTTCAAAGTATTTTTCTATTCTTGCTTTGCCTAGCTTTGCTTCTTTAGCAGGATCACCTAGCATCTTTGTAAACTGTCTTTCAGAAAGATTGTCTAGTTCACTAGGTATAATCTCCTTTTTCTTTTCAGCTTTTTTATAAGAATCTGTTTTCTTAATAGCTGTTAGTTTATCTTTGAGCTTTTGCTTTTCACTTTTTCTTACAGTAGAACCTGTGCTTGGTGTTGTTGTTGGTTTAGCTGAAACTTTTTTAGGTTCAGGTTTAGTATCCTTTCTTACAGAAGAACTTCCTCTTCCCCCATCTTTAGCTTTAATATCAGGTTTAATTCTATATATAGTTTTAACGGCAGCATTACTAGGATTATTTTTTCTAAAGGTTGCAACTCTAATGCCCTCGTCTGCTGCTAGTTCTCTAACTTTTGCTTGAGCATTGTATAGTGCAGTTTGTTGTTGTGAAGATCTATTAGATATACCTCTAGATGCATCAGATCTAGATTGTGTCTCATCTCGTAAAACGGTCTTACCTTTTTGAGATCCTTTTTTCTTTTTACTTAATTTGCTCTTTAGTGTTGCTTTTAATAAAGATTTTACTACCATCGACTAGTCCCTTTCCTTGTTTTTAGGGGGCATAAGCATAACCCCATTAGATGCTTCTACTTGAACTTTTTCAGTTTTAATTAAACCTGTTCTATCTAGCAACTCTCTAGCAGCTGACATTCTATCTCTTATACCTAACTGCACAGGATCATCAACACCACTTACTATAGCCACAGCAGCCTTTGGAGCGTTCCGTGCCATGTACATTTGTGTTGCATCTAATATCTCTTCCTTTAAACCAGAGATTACTTGAGTGGGACTAACTCCTTCAGCGTACCCTGCAAGCTTGATGGCTGATCCTATATTACCACCTGCTTGATCAAATAAAACATCTAATAACTTTTGTTGTTTTTCTGTTAGTTGTCTTGCCATTCTACGAACCTTTTTTCCATTTCTTAGATGGAGACTTTGTTTTGCTTGGACTCCATTTAACTTTATCTGCCCAGTATGCTGCAGACAATTTACCTTTTGATATATTCTTAGCGTGTCTAGACTTAAACGCTTTTCTTTGTCCTACTGTTTGATTAGTCTTTACGCCCTCTTGTCCAAACTTTATATATTTATATTTACCACCTTCACTTGCCATAACGTGATGTGACTTGCCTGATGTGTCACTAGCAGGTAATCTTTGAGCTTTATTAACTGCTCTCAGTCCTGCTTCTTTCATTTTAGTTTTGACTCGTTCAGGTAATGACATTAGCTTAATTGAAAATGAGGACCATCAATAAATGGGGTACGTGATTGTGACCGTCTGAGATCTATATAAGCGTTCATAGCTTCTTGCATTGTACCGTCCCATTTAGTTATGTCATCTATATGCCATGAAGCCCCCCAACAAATTTTAGCTCCAGTTTCTAACGCTGCTGTTTTCATAGCGTCTGCTATGTCATCATACATCACGATGTCCCAACTTGG